AGCGTAGCAGCAGCATTGACCGCCGTGATTTCTTCTCCAGCAGCTACAGCCATCATCTGTTGTTTGATTAGCTTGTAGTACTTTCTTTGCTGCGCTGTGAGGGGCACTTCCCGAGTAGAGTAGGTCATGTCCGGCAGGTCCAAGCATTCTTTTTTGGTGAACCTGATAGCCGGTTGAAGTACTTGGTGCACTACCTGTTCAGACCTCGGGCGTGGAACCCACTTAAACTGGGTAATGCGCTGCATTACCATGTCCTTGAAACCACCAGCAAACTTCGGCACACCGCTCGGGTTAACCATTTTAGCCAACCCATAAGCATCCATAGGCGACTGCGCCGCTGGTGTACCAGTCAGCATCCACAACCAAGTCTTTGACTTTATTAACTTATTTATTGTTTTCCATCGGTTGGTGCTTGGATTCTTCAGAGCGTTGCACTCATCAATAACAACCAAGTCAAAGTCTGCTGCTTCGAGCGCATCGAACACAATCTCTGTGCCGTCAAAGTTAATAATCACAAACTCAGCGCCGCTATTGATAGCTTCTGCGCGCTTTTCTCTAGAGTGACTATGTGCTACCGCGCTAGTCCTGTGCATGGCGAACTTAAACAAATCATTCTGCCAAGCCGACTGCATAATGGATAGCGGACAAATAACCAGTACCCGTTTGATTTGCCCTATGTTCATCAAGTAGTCTGCAGCCCAAATGACACTTGATGTCTTGCCCGTACCTTGCTCGTTAAAACAAAATGCCTTGCGGTGCAGGGTCAAGAACGCTGCTGTTTTCTTTTGATGTGCAAATGGCTTGTGTAGTCCGGGCCACTCGTAGTGCGCCTCAATTGGAGACGGCACATTTTTTATTCTAAGATTCTTTAATACTTGTGCTTCTTCTAAACCCCACCTTACTAACAGTGAACCATCGTCTAGAAGTTTACTTTTGGGTATTACTGCAGTGACTTTTTCTGGGTTCTTCAGTCGCAGTAAAAGCCCTTTGTTGTCAATTATTTGCATCGTTTTCCCAATAGCATATAGAACCAAATCGACGTATCGACTGGCTCCTGCAACTACACAACCGCTTTACAGCTTACTTCTTCTCGTTCTTCTTGTGTCCATTACGGGCACGATTTTTGGACGGCGAAACCAAACGCACACCGTCCGCGTTGCTACCGCCTTTGCTCAACATCTTCACGTGGTCGATGTCTTTGCCCTTGCGGTCAACGCCCTTCTTGTCCATCTTTCTACGCGCCCGTTGACGTTCCATACGGTCGTCATGCTCCCCACGCTTCTTCTGCATTTCATATTCATGCTTGTAAGGGCGTGGTGATTTAGTGTAAGGCATCGTAATTAAGCGCGTCCATTGTGCGGACAGTCTACTACAGGGCAATGCCCACGACAAGTAAAGTTCGGTTTTTGGTTCCAGACATCTTTCTCGATAGCCACTTCCAACCGCTTCGTGTCTTCCAACCACTTCATCCAGTACACGTGCTGCTGGTCACTATCGTAGTTAGACTTAATGAACTCTTCTGGCACAACAAATAATAGTCCGGCTTTTACTTTCGTTACTTCAGGAAAGTGTTTAAACACCGCTAAAGATAAAATCTCTAACTGCTTGCTGTCCGCGTACTTACTGCTTTTGCCAGTCTTGTAGTCTACAAGATACGCTTTCTCGCCGTTCACAACCAAAAGGTCAGCAATGCCACGCCACCATACCAATGGGTCAAAGAACCCGCACGGGTTCAGATTCTCTTGCAGACCCAGCTTGTACTCACAATACTTAGTACCTTCGATTGCTTTCAGCGGGTCTAGCTGAACCTTGTATTGCGCAAACTTTTGCGGTAGTGGTACGTCATCGCGCATGTATTCTTCAAAAGCCTTATGCACCGCATTGCCATACAGCAATGGCTCACTATCTGGTTCTTTGATGTCCTTCTTGATGCGCAAACGGTAATACTTATAAGGACACTGCAGAAACAAATTTAGATTACTGTACGACCATGTGTACTTTGCCACTTTAACAGTCCCCGTAACTTTTACCCATACCGGATTCGCAGTTTAGAGGAAGTCCTACCGCCCATGTGGGTGATGTGCGCATGCAAGTTTCCACGTACTCTTTAGCGACCGGCGCTTCTTCTTTCTTACTAATACATGCAACAGCATCATGCACGGTCAGCACTACCTTGTACTTCTTGTTTATATTGACCAACTGTTCCGCAATCACGCACCGCGCTAACGCTTGGCAGACATTTTCTACAACCTTACCGCCGTAGATTTTTACCGTGCCTCTGCGCGTGGGATAGGCGTACTGAGCTTTGCCTTCGGCATCTTCATGCTTAGTAAGACCATCATAGCGTTGCCATAGCCCATTAGGCAACAAGAACCCGTTTTGGCTTGGGTCAAATTCCAGAACACCGTCACGACCCAATTTACTAAATGTTTTAGTAATTACGCACTCTAAACATTTTTGTGCTTGCTTCCACAGTTCTGGAATCTTTGGGTATGTTTTACGGTAGACCGAGATAATTCTCTTTGCTTCTTCTAGGTCTGTGTCTACACCAAACGTATTCAACTGAGCTTGGAACTTCGCCGCACCCATGCCGTATCCTGCACCAAGAATCGTGGTCTTACCAACAAACCGTTCTTCTTTCGTGATTTCATTCATGGGTTTGTCGTAGATACTAGACGCCATAATCTTGTAGACATCTTCGCCGTTGGCGAACGCAGTAACCAAATCATCCTGACCGGCAAGCCACGCCAAGATTCGCGCTTCAATTTGTGATGAGTCTGCGTCGATAAGCAAATACCCATCTGGTGCTTTGATTGATTGTTTTAGTTTATTAGCATTAGCGCCACGCGACGGCAGATTCTGCAGATTGATTTTGTCATCACCACCCCACCGTCCAGTATGTGCAGCGTAGTATCGCAGGGGCACTGGCATCGAGCCGCGACGGCCAATACTTATGAAACGCTCGGTCCGCGTTTCTTCCAAAGTAGTTTTGTTTCCAAGACGGGCGGCGACAAGCGCCTGCACTCTAGCGTCTGGATGCTCCAGCAGTGCTTTGAATTCTTCGTCAGTCTTAGCAAACGCCCACGCTTCTTTGCCGGTACGCGCACTAATTTTGGTTGGTGGCTCCACACCAAGACTCTTCAACAACTCTGCGAACTTATCATTCGACATCAGGTCGTCTTTGTTGGTCGTGGCTGCAGCTAGTAATCTTTCTTTCTTTGTCTTTACATCTTCAAGATGTTGTTCCAGCAACGGGATGTCTAACTCCAAGACAGGCTCAGTAAACATCTTAAGCGTTGCATCTATAACTTTAAGTTCTTGTTTTGGGTAGTTCTCGGACAAAATTTCAAACAGCTTGTAGGTAAGCTCAACGTCATTCTTGCAGTACTCGCCGTACCGTTCCAATTCTTCGGACGTAAAATCTAGTCTGCGTTTACCTAGCGCGTTAATTACTTCTGTGCCTTTTTCGCCTATACCGTATCTTTCGGCCAACGCTTTGAGCGACCCACCCGCTTCGACCCCGTGGATGCTTCTTGCCATACAAAGAGTGTCGAGTAGAACCTTCGGGCGAACGCCGAACAACCACGAAAGAATCGCACCGTCAAACATCGTATTGTGCGCAAGTACCATCTTATCGGCCCAGTCAATGCTATGCAGGGCTTTCCTGATTTCGGGGGGAGTGCCGCTAATCCAATCTGTTGGGTAGTCTCCAACCTTGACGGCAACTCCAATGACTTCAAACCGCTCGTCGCGGATGTATTCTTCCGTAGTGATTTTAGATAACGAGAAAATTTTGTCATAGTATGTCTCAAAATCCACAGTAACAATCTGCATCAGAAGTCAAACTCCCCTTGGGCTGGGTTGATAATCTTTGCAATCACTTCTTCAGAAAAAGTTCTACGTAGTAAACGTCTATACGCTTGTTTCAACAATATAAATTCCTCTGCTGTGAGAAGGAAGGCCAGCGGCGTGTGCATGTCACTACAAAAAGTGTCCATAAATTCATTACGCCAATGCGCACTATTGCCATAAAACTCATGCGGAAACTGTTCCATCCTCTCCAGCAGAGCGCGTACCTCATCTGATACGCTGTTTTCGTCCATTTTTATGCGGCCTCTTTGTCATGTAGCCAAGCACGGAGCATGCGCGTCTGAACAACCATTTCGTTTGTCATATCTAAAGCGCCTTGATGTTTATTGTGCAAACACGCGTCGTGAAGTTCTCTGCACAGCTTATCCATCTTCAGAAGAATCGGGGCGTAATCAAAGATTTGGTCGTTCATGTAGTGCCTTTCATGTGGATGTTATTTAGAAACTCCTCAAACCGCTCGTAGTGCGGCCCTTGAGTTACCAGCTTTTCCCGCGCATCATCAGGGTTTGGTTGAAGTTCTATTAAACCGGCATCGACTAATGTTTTAGTGACCCGATTTTGAAGTGTCGCAGGTGACGCTATTTTACCGCCAAGAGTGATGTCGGTTACCCTGATTTTTCTACCGTCTTTCCAACAGCTTGCAAGCACCATCAAAATTTTTAGGTCGATGACATCCAAATCAAACTCATCACTGAGCAAGTCTAGCTGGTTAGTAAGATTTTTTAAGTAGTCCATCTAGTTCCCTCTCAGTTAAAGCGACCATCCCTTCGTTTGATATTACGTAATAATTTATTGGCCTTCTGGACACGCCCTTCAACGGCTCGGCTTTCAATAAGCTAATATCACCATCTCTTTTTAACTTCTCTACATACCGTTTAGCTGACACCAGACTAACGCCAATACCCTGTGCAATCTGCAAGGTGCTAGACCCCGACGGCCTGTTCGCCAAAAAATCCAGTATGTCCAGCTTTCGCGTTTTGTATTTATGACGCGTCTTGATTAGGTGCTTTTCTTTCTGCGTCAATTCTGGCGAGGAGTGCATTTAGGTCTTCGATATTTGTTTCGTTAATGACTGCTGAATATCCACCAGCAGTAGAAATTTGATTTAGGTTCTTCATCTGCAGTGCGGTCGGTTTATTATCACCAGCTTTGCACTCAATACCTATAAACATGCCACGATAACACGCAACAATATCTGGTATGCCTGACGAACCATATCCCCCCATTACGGGGTAAAACCAATATGCACCAACAGACTCTAGTGTTTTAACTACTTGGTCTTTTACTTTTTTCTCGGGCGTCTTTGCCATATTAAAATAATGCTTCTTCAGAAGTTTCAAATATAGATGGTGTTTTATCTTGCGGGATTTTTAACAGCGTTAAATCAGCTCTACCCGCTATCCATCGTTTGGCTTCTGATTTACTAACAAACTTTCTAACCGGCCCGTCTTCGTCGTGCACAACATATTTAAACTTCGGAAGTTCCGACATAGGTGCAAATAGATTTTACGTTGGATGAACTCATAGCCACTTCTTCTACGCGGCCCCCACTTTGGGTGTATCTCGGTTTTTCATATTCAAGCCCAACTTCTGTATCACCACGCAAATGTTTGACCACCGCAATAGCACCGGACGGCATACGGTATCGTTGACCTACTTTAATTTCGGGTGGGTTTTTATTGATTGCGTGTTTCATGACTTTTTAACTTGTGCTGGAAGACAATAATAATTGCCGGGATTAATAATTTCTTGCATCTTGCGTTCGTCTTGGCACTCTTCTAGTGTTTCAAATACATCCACGTACATCCAGTGCCCACTGCTAAATAACAATAGATTAAACCAGATGTACATGATAGCTCCTACTTTTTAACTAAAACTTCCAGTGCTTGAATGGTGGCTTCTAACTTTGCAATGTAACGGTCTTTCTCTTGCAGCTCTCCTTCATACTTCTCAAAGAACTTATTACGCTGCTCGTATTCGCGGTTCATCAACCGGATTAATTCTTGGCTGATATCAAACTGACGCTGCATAAAATCACTCATGACAACCACCCCCAGATTACATAAAGAGTACCGACTAGCGGAATAGCCAGCCCAATTACCATACCAATTACGCCCAACGCAAGCCACAAATCGAAGACTACTTCCTTCATCTTCATGCGTCCTCCGGTTGCCCCATTTCTAGAATCTGCATCTTTGCTAACTCAAGTGCCCAAAGAATCTCCGGCCCTTTCGTAATGGTTGAGTGCAGTGACATTTCGCCACCCTCATCAAAACAAATAATCACCACATCTTCAGCCGTCTGCGCCTCGGCAAGTGCGTATTCAACTCTGCTCATTGTCGTTATCCGTTAAGTGTTTAGCCAATTTATTGATGTACCATTTAGCTTTTGCTAGGTCTTCTACGCCATTCTTGAACTTCCAACGCCATAGATATTTAATAGCATTAGCAGTACATATAGCCTCAATACCTTGCAGTCCCACCGTGGCGGCTTCAAGCGCATCAATACACTCTACTTTACCAGCAGTGTAGTGTGACGGGTGATTTACTTTTTCACTCATGAGGGTCGCGTTCCATCATCTTCTCGATTTTCCACCGCACTTCTTCTAGCATCCAATCACACGCGGCCTCCCAAATTGCGCTTGGTGTAGTCCGACCTTCGGGCGTTGCATGTAACAACCACCACTCATCAAATGCCTTCTGGCGTTTCTCGTTCATGGTCTTTCTCCATTAGTTTTAGAGCATCGTTCAGTATCGCGTTGAACCCACGCTCCAGCAAATACTGACGGCCTTCTTCATCAACATCAAGACTTACAATCAAACCACTGTCGGTTTCAAGACAACTAATAACATCAAACTTCATAACACACCACCCACTTGCTTCTTAAGGTTTGCAGCCGCTTCCTCACCTGCAAAATGTTCATACACAACAAACAAAGCAGGAATAAGTTTTCGGTTGTAGGCGTCATCTTCGGGATGTACAGGTACATCATTGTCTGCTGCAACAATGTCATACGCAGTCATAAAGATATGGCTTTCAATTTCGTCCGCAATTATTGTTTCAATCTGCTCATCATTTAATTCAATAGTTACTTTCATTTTCATTCTCCTTGGTTGGTTTTTTCTTGGATGGCAGCGGCGACCAGATTAGCAAAGCGTTCAAGTGCTTCTATGTAAATGCCATCACGGGTTTCTGGCGTTGCTAAATGGCACTCAACAGCCATACGGATGATGTCATCGCGGTTCACTCAAATCCCCTCGTTCCATTCTACGTTTAATTCGCCATGAACTACGCGCTTACGCTTCTCCCACTCGTCTTTGCGGTAGCGCACCCACTTGGTAATTTGTCGTTTAGGTGATGACAGGCACTCACCAGATTCAGTGTACAACGTGCCTGTAACCTCATCTGCCCAATACTGACTAAGCACGTTGTCCCCACTGACCCAAACTTTTACAAACAACCGTCGGGTACTACCACAAATATCTTTAACATGACCCACACGCTTGGGTATCTTGTCTCGTTGTCTGTGGTTAGAGAGAAACATCATGCTGTAGTCAGATAGGCACAACGCATCGTCCGCAAGATGTAGGGGGTTATCTTTATCCAGCCCCCGTTCATACGGCTTGTCGTTGGACATCAACAATCTTCCTTAATAAAAGCACCGCCCTTTGCCATCCTGCCCTTGCGGTTTTTGATTTCTTCATACGCGGTATTCAAACAATTAGTCATGTTATAGCCCCGCATTTGGCAATAGATAATCAGGCATACAAGAACATCACCAACACCATCAACCTGAGCGGGCAAATCATTTTTAATTTCCGCATCACACAACTCACCCAATTCACTAACTGCTTTTAGTAACTGAGCTTGCGGCGTAGAGTTCTGCGGAATGTATCTGTCGTGTGCCCACTCACGAACTCGTGTTTCCAGTTCTTCAAACATCAGGACATTCCTCATTCGCCACGCGAACAATATAAGGGTCAATATCTGCTTCGTTGAACCCTGCTTTAATCAAAGTGCGATAAAACGCACGACACAAATCCCGACCCCTGTATCCGTTTTTAACAAATTTAGACTTGCTTTTACGAACCAACCTGCGTTCAACCTCTGCGCACTTAAAGATTTCTTGGACACGACTATCTGAAACATAAGCGCCCAACTTATCTGTCAACTTCTTTGCTGCAGCATTAATAGTCAAAGTCGTATATTCATCGGGGTTGGCTTTGACTTCAAGCACTGCGTTGAAAAAGGTTGAGTGTGCAGTGGCTTGGCGGCTGACTTTCATTGTCTTCCTGTTCATATACATCTTCTTCTCCGAGTTAGCGGTAAGACCGCGAATAAATGATACAACTAAACCTTAGTACTATTCAAACGCTCTGTCAATGCCTGCAAGGCAGAAAATTCAACATAGACCCAGAACTGATTGCCGATTCTTTGACCAACCTCGGCCATAACATCTTCGTTGTTCAACATCTTTAGCAGTGCTACTTTGGTTAGGATTTCTTCCGGTAGGTCTCCTTCTGCCACGGGGTTGTTCCATAGGTCTGACTCGTACATGCCCCTAGAATTGATAAACAAATAAAACGGTGTAAAATTCATGCGCTCGCGGCGTTCGGCTTCTTCTTTGTTCTTCTCGATTGTATCGACTGCTGCCAGAAACGATTTAGATTCAAACTTGTAGCCATTCTGCATGGCTCGAACAATCTCATCGTATATTTCGTTACGGTTTATGCTGTAGTGAACACTATGCCTGATTTCGCTTGCGGGGCCATCAGTCCATTCACGTAGAGAATGATGCACTTCGCTTTTGGTTTTCCCAGCTACTACAGACCATTTAGCAGGACGGACATACTCCATCGCGGTCTTGAAAGCCTTCTTCAAGTCACTTGTCCGTTTGGTGTGGTGGTCACGGTTATAGTGTGCATACCTGTCATTCTTAATTTCATCAGAGAAAATAATGTAGCTATCTCCGTCATGCTCAATCGCGGCCACAACAAATTCTGGTTCGATGCGCGAGTCATAAAAAACAATTTTGCCAAACGCATTGTCTCTGGAACTAAAGTTTGCTGACTTGGCGTTGATTTGAACTGCATACAACGCTTTCGCCCGAATCAATTCGTACAACTCGCGCAGCTTGGCGCTTCGGCACAACTCGATGCCAGTTTCATCAGTCCATTTAATCACAGCATAACCCCCCTATAAATACTAAACGCAATTAGTAAAACAGCAGCACAAAACACAACCACCATCGGCTTCTCACGCTTGTACCAAGGCAGCGGCTCATCAAACGTAAGATACCGGCCATAGATTTCTTTGGTACTACGCGGTACTGCATACTCTTGCTTCGTCGGCTCACGTCCGTACATACAAACCTCCAAACAAATATGTGCAGGTGGGGGGACTCGAACCCCCACGCTTTTCAGCGGCAGATTTTAAGTCTGCTACGTCTACCTATTCCGTCACACCTGCAAACCGTTAAAAGTCAAATGCGCTCAGGATGTCGTCCACCTTCTTCTTAACATCCATACGTACATCCTCGTTATCACGCACATCCTTGGCGTCCACACCCGCGATTGCTTTCTCCAACTGCTGACGGGCTTGCTCCAACTTCGGGTCATCCGTCACGTTCAGCTTGGTTAACATACCACACAAATCCATCGCGTTAGTGAACATCGAGTCACGGAAGATTTTCTTGCTATCTTCGTCGTAGTCCAACCGCTCACTAATCTTGGACAACACATCATGCAACTGACCCCACAGGTCGCGAGTCACGGCCTCCAATTTATCGCTAAAGAACTTTTCATACTGTTCTTTGAGTTCTTGGTTGGCCTCTTCCCCTGCCTGCACCCGAAAATCTGATACGTCTGCAACCGGCAAGAACACGTACTTAAACTTGAACTTGCTGCGCAGTGATTCAACATCGGGATACTCGTTACGGTCAAACAAATCACCCAACTGGAACGCAGCGGCAGACACAAGGTTCGGATACTCAACCAAGAATTCTTCGACTGCATCGTTGAACTGCTGCTCCTGATACGAAAGAAGCTGCTTGTAGTCAAAGAAGTTCTTCATCGGCAGCAGACGCGAACCCGAGTCAGACCAAGGCAGTGTCTGTTGATAGTGCCAATTGCGAATGTTACCCACCAGCTTAGTGATGACTTCCAACTTGTCAGTGCCTGCGAGCAAGTGCTTTGAGTAGTTACCAGCTTTTGTTTTGGTATTCTTCGCAGCATCAATTTCTTCGGACACTTTCTTGTCCATCTTCTTGCCAGTCCAGACCGAGATGTTGAGGTCAACCAGCATCGACTTATCTTGAATCATTTCAAACCTCCAAAAATTAAACAGCGTTAAATTAACTAATACGGACAGTCTTACCAACCGGCGCGACCATACTCGTATTGATTGCAAACAGCACAGGTACATCCACAGACGTAGGCCACGGAGTGTAGCCATCGGTCAACACAACAACAGCTTCGGGCTTGATGCGCTTGCCCTTCACATACTCAAACACTTCACGAACATCCGTGCCACCACCGCCCTTGGGTCGAGTAGATTGCATGATACTACTAAAACTATCCGGCTCGTACTTCTCGTGACCCGCAACCTTCGTGTCCCAATACAACAAGTCAATACGCTCCGGTACAACAGTGCTACAGATACTAACTACTTCACTCAGAAACTCGTTAAGCACCGGCCCGTCGATACTACCTGACGTATCAATCGCAACAACTAACGGCCCGACAGACTCACCGATAAGCGACGGCAGATACACGTTCTGGTCCACCCAGCGTCGGTTTGGTTTGCGCCATGTGGATACATCTTTGTCGTTGCAGAATGATGTAACAAACTCACGCAGTGCTTCGCGCCAATCCACTTTCGGGGTCAGTAGTTCAGTGACACTTCTATCTACGTTGCCCTTCATCTTGCCAGCCAGAATCGCGCCTTGACGTAGGGCTTGGTCAATTTCTTTGGCTAGAGTTTCTTGCTCTTCCTTGGACAACTCCTCTGCACCGTCCCAGTCGTGGCCATCGAACCCGCCCTCGCTACCACCACCGCCATCATCACAATCTGGTAACAAATCATAGACTTGTCTGGCGTTCATACCGCGATACTGCTCGTCCAGACACCCGCCCTCTGGCAACTTAACATCACGCCCCGTCGGGTCAGAGTCATAAATCATCAGGTTGATAACGTAGTCACACGCCATGTTTGCCTTCTGCGCGTTCTGCTTGTACAGATTTACCCACGTGGTCAGATGACGAAACGCTTTGTGCAGATTCTCGTGCAACACCAACGCACGAATCTCTTGGTCGGTCAGGCTCTCCACAAAACTGCGACCATACTTAACATCTCTACCGTTAGTTACAGCAGTAGGCACATTGTCTTCCACACTAGTCTTACCCAGCATGAAAATGCCCGAATACAAACAATAGCGTGGTTCGTTCATAAGCCACACATGAGCGCGCTGGATGCGCTGCTCCGCACTAAGTTTAGACATCACACTCTCCTAGTTAACAAAGTCGTTGGGTACTTCCAAATCAATCAAACTTTGAAGCTGAAACGCTTGAGTCAATGCGTCTTCCACGTGCTGCTGTTCTGCATTGATACTTGTTGCCACACGAACTACTAAATAAATTAGTACAGATATAACCATGTCGGGACTGTCGCTGTAGTACTTGTTCAGTACAGTAATCATTTCATTACAGCAATCGTTCGCCACTACTGCGTCATTCGTCTCCATCTTCTTTCCTCCACGATACTGACACTTCACCTTCAAACAAGTCTGGAATAACAAAGTTAGAGTACTTGCCTTCAGCCACAAGACTTTTGGCAACAGACTCCGCTACGTCTTCATCCAGTGTAAGCATTCGATACGGCCTGTGCACTAGCGCCATGTCTACAATCTCACCGTCACAAACGAACTCACCAAACTCGATATTACCTAGCAGCACTTTCATCATATTTCCTCTCGTACCCGTACAACGGGTATAAAACTGGGTCAATTAAAGCAAGGTGTCTTTCGTGGATTGAAGTGTGTGCTATGGCTTTGCCTTC